ACTCCAGAGCCTTGAAGTATTTCATTGTAGAGTTATCGCCTTTGTTCTGTAGCTGCTGGATTGCAACTCCAGACTGCAAGCCTGGGTTATCGCCCATGTTGCTGGCATACATACCGGATGCGTAAGTTATCATCCCTCTCATAGCCTCAGACATCGTGCGAAGTCCGGCATTGATTTGAGCGCCGCCTTGTTGAGCTGGAGTCTGCGGATACTCTGGGTCTACGTTAAAGAACTGAACAGGCTCGGCATTAGTGTTAAGCGTCTGAAGGCTCTTCTCATGGCCAGCAGCCTGAGCCATTGTCATCCAATACTTACTCCTGGAGCTTAAAGCTCCTTCAGATACTTCTCTTGAGACGGAGTAGTTTAAAACTCTCTGGCTATCCATCAGCTTTTCTACAGCGCCATGCCACAAGTTCTTGTTCTCAAACACCTTGTAGTTGGCATAAATAGGTATGACCGGGATCACTCCAAAGACAGTCTCTTTCTTTTCTTCAAGCCAATCAGAGTTATCAAAGAATCTGCTGCATACTCGCTTCTTGGGCCTGTTTCTACGCCTGGTCTCAGTTACACCAATAGCTGCCAACTCATCTATAATTTTCTCAAATCCTTCGCTGTCAGTGTCGTAAGTCTCGCCGTTAGTCATTAAGACTAGCTCTCTGCTTTCTTCTTCGCAGTACAGCAGCTCACCAATTATTACGACCTCAGCCTTCTGGTAGTACACATCCCCATCTCGACCTTCACTAACAGACTCGCCAGAACCTTCGGGCCATCTCCGGTCATACTCATCTTTGCCTATTGCGTGAAGGACAAAGCAATATCTGCTATCCGTCTTGTCTTGCTTGGTAGCTGCCGGATCAAAGAAAACTCTATCCAGCGCATCCGGGATAGTCTCGATCATTAGATCTTGCTCAAAGCTATCCGCTGAAACATATCTATGAGTTACACGCCAGGCATCAAAGCCTCCGGTAACCATGCCGCGAGCCGCGTTGCTGTACACCTCCGCAGAGTCTGACATCGCCTCTATGTTCCTGACGATTCCTGTATATGTATTACTGATATCCTTTGTACTGTTCCCGCCAGCCGGCGAAACCTTTACATCAAAAGATGCCTGGCTTATCTCGCTGCATACTTGATCGACTATCGGGCCAACCATATCGAAACTGTACCTGGGCTGGTCTTTAGCTTGGTCGTACCAATACTGCTCCCACATACCATCGCGCTTATCCAGGAAGATGTGAGCCTCTCTAGCCTGGCTGCGGATATCCTGGTCTGCTTCTTGAGAGGCCGTCATCAAATTAACTACATAGCCATGCTCTTCGTATTTGTCATCATCGTAGTCGTGGGCAGCGTCTCGGTAATCACTATCCAGTTCTTTTTTGCCATCATCGTATGTAGCCATTTTATTTCCAGCCGCTGAAATTGAGAACAACTTTCTCTTGAGTGTTTACCTTCGGTGAGATCATGCTCATCATTAGAGCGTCTCCCATGTTAGGACTTGGTAATCTATATGGAGCCTTTGCCATTTCTACTTTGCTTAGTATTTGGATCTTTCCTAGATTGTTACGCTTCAGCGGTATTCGGCAGACTTCAGCTCTAAGCTGATCCAGACAAGATATGCTAGAAGATAAAGATATCATCTCTTCCGGGTTCACATACTCGCCTTTTGTTACTGCTCGATGCGTTGCTTCAAATCTATCTCTTAGCTTCCAGTAGAACTGCGCTCGCTTGTTTCGGAAGGTTTCCCGATTAGTCTTGTTTCTTTCCATGCCGCCGGTAGTGTACGGAAGCTCTGGATCTTGTGCTGCCTCGGAACCTTTAAATAACGTGTACTTCATGCCGACCTTGCCAGTAAGAGCCTGGTCTACCTGGCGCTTGAGCGAGACACCAAGACCATCCGCATCAAACACAAAGTGATCTGCTCTGTCCTGGATAGCCTTGTCTAGCGCCCAGTCCATACCTTCTGCCGCATCCCCGGTCACCAGCTCGCATACATCCAGGATGACGTTACCATGACGCAGGCAATAGGCTTTACTGTCACCGCCTTCATCTGAAGGATCATGTGCGGCTATAACAGATCCTTCTGGCTTCCATCCTAGCTTGATGTGAGAGTCCACTGCTGACAAGTACCACTCAACCGGAATAATGCTGTCCTCATGCTCATCATACGTTTCTCCTTCCCACACATGAGCGTAGAGAGCTGCCGACATATTCTTCTCATCATAAGCTCTTTCTTGCTCCAAGACTTCAGGGAATGCCGGGTTATCACTGTAGTTTACCCAGACGATTGTATGAAGATCGTCTTCATAGATTTTGTCTCGCCTCAGTTCTTTCTCGAAAGGCTTAATGAATCTCTGACTAAACGCATCTGCCGAGCTGCGCGGGTTAGCTGCCATCCAGATCTCTGAGCCGGCTTCTCGTAGTGTTGGAGTAAGAGCCTTTAGGCTAGACTCTGATATTGTTTGGGCCTCCTCAACAAAGACTCGTGAGAAGTTATGATAGCTCTTAACTGATTCAGGAGATCGAGCCAGGCCTATATACTTGAAGGCAGTCTCGCCATCAAAAAGAATCTCTGATCTTTGTATAGAGAATCCCTGAAGATCCAGGCGTTCTATCTCTGAAGATAGCAATGCGTGGACTGAGTCATCGATTGAGTTTTGATACTCTCTAGCGCAAAGAGTTTTGATGCCTTGTGTCTGAGCTGCTACCAGGCACAGATCTGCCATGCTCATGCTTTTCCCACTGCCTCTGCCCCCCAGACAAATCTTGTATCGTTTAGGCTTGAGGAGAGGTAGCATTTTCTCAGGAATCTGCATTCTCGGCATAAGTTACTCGTATGTAGCAGGCTTGGACTTAGACTTCTTCCTGGTCTTGCCGGCCTTGCTCATAGCTATTGCTATTGCCTGGGACGGTTTGCGTCCGTAAGAGATTTCTTTTGAGACATTCTCAGAGATTGTTGCAGAAGACTTGCCGCTCTTTAATGGCATTAAGACATTACCTCGATAGTCCACTTAGTATCGATATCAACCTCGACTGGAGATCCATCCGGCCCGGACAATTCCTTGCGCTCGTGCCATCCCGCTCTATGCGAGAGCCAGAGCTTCATGCTTTGGAAGTCATTGTTCATGCCGTTCTCGTAGAGCTGAGATATCATTCTGCTGCTCGCCGTAGCCAAAGCCTTGCCGTACGCTTCACTCACTTCAGGCTGTCGCTTCATGATTTTGTCTAACGTGTTGAAACAAATGCCAAAATGGTCGGCTAATTGCTGCTTAGAGAGTGACGGAGCCAGGCGCGTAACGTCTGCGATCTCATCATCCCCGAATATAACCTCTCTACCCATTGTCATAAGATATCTTCAAATCCTTGTACTGGAATAATTACTTGAGGAAGTCCTTTCTCTGACCTTCTCTCCCGTCTTGCCATCGCTGCTATATATTCCTTATAGTCCTTATAGCGAATTCTTTCATTTCTAGCTTTTGCGGATTGATAAATTACGATAAAAGTATCATCAGCTAACTGAGTTTTAGACAGCAGAAAATTCGCATCAGGCACGAATTCTTTATCATCTTGAAACAAATCACCGATCTTTAGTCCTAGCGATTCTACCACACTAACACCGTTTGCACCGCAAGAAAAGCAGTGGCAGACCAGCTTCCTGTTTAAAATCGAGACCACCATGCTTGGCGTATTATCGTCATGGACTGGACAGCAGGCCATCCATCTATCCTTTCCGCTTGGCTTGAGCTTATCTAGCCTGGACAGTACCAGATCAAACCACTCATCCATGAAGCACACGAGCAGCATCTCGCTGATAAAATCGATATGACTGTTGTAGATACTCTGTACCACTCACCTGAAGACGTTTATGACTTGCACCTTTTTGCATAAAAATAGGTTCTCGCAAACCATGACCTTCATTAACCGCAAATCGAGCTAATTGATCAAACTTACCGTTACTGTGTAACAAATCACCCAAAACTGGCTTGTTTTTCTTTAAAAAAAAGGCATTGGATTGCAAGCTCCAAACATCGATCCGCTTTCCAGTTGACTCAACCTTCATGCCATACAAATCCATCCCACCATATAAACGAAGTCCAGCAGCGTTCGTTGTAGCTTGTGCGTATCCTGCCATAATTATTATCCTTTTTAGTTTCGTTCAATTTCTTTCCATTTTTTGCTTGCTCCAGCGAATCTGCCTGGACTTTATCCAGGACAAAACTTCAGCACTAGGCTCTTTGCATTTCTGTGCAAGGCCGTTAGGAAAACAGCTCATCGCTTCTTTGTATTTGTGATATGCCCATCCCGACTTGTAATTATGCTCCCTGCCATACCACAGCAAAGAGCTATACCACTGCTGCTTCTGTTCTTTTGTTAGATCCTTTCTGCGCTTGGCTGATCCCGACAGCTTAGTTACTTTTACCAGGCTGCTTCCGTCATCCCTGAGAACCTTAGTGCCAAGAGGTAGCTCAAACCCACACTTGCAACGCAGACCAGTAAAAGCGCCCCCGCATTGATCGCATTCATGAATCGCAAGCTCCTTCTCTTCTTTCTTGATCTGCTTCTTCTCAGAAAACTTTCTATCCCCATCGTCTAGCTCTACAGGAACGATGTCTTCTGGAAAACAGCCAAAATGATCTAGGTTTCCTGCGTGATCCAAAACAATAGCGCGATCCTTGCCTGGTGCTATACGCCAGATCCTGCCAATTCTTTGACACCACACTGTTTCGCTCTTGGTTTTAAAACAGTCTATAGCAATCTCGCAGCTCGGATCATCCCATCCTGTATTCAAGATGCGTGAGTTGCAGATAATCTTGTAATGCCCATCCTCAAAGTCCTGATAGATTAGTTTGCGCTCTCTCTCTGCGTCCATGTAGCCGTCAATGTGAACAGCTATCTCGTAACCTATCTCCTTATTAAACCTTTCTACCAGGCTCTTGCTGTAAGCTATGCTTGGAGCAAAACATACTGCTCTCTTGCGTAGGCC